AGCCGGTATATCTGCGAGCGTATAAAGGAATTGGAATTCTTTCTCAATATAGACTTCTGCCAGCACGGCATGACAGTAGCGTTTTTGATGTTCCTGATGCGCCGGAGCGAACTTCCCCAGGCGGCTTTGGCGAAATGGTGTTGCGCGGTAATGGATTATAAGAACCTCCCGGGGGATAGGCAGTTCGATGTAGTGCTTAATTTGAGCGTATTTCATCATTACTTCAAGACGATGAAGCGGGATGAGATAGCGCGAGAGATACGCAAGGTTGCGGATATGACTAACCACAAGCTATTCTTTGAGCTCGAGCCGGTGGTTGATATTGTGCATTCAAAAGACCCGGAAGTAATGGCGATATTTGATACGCCTGACGGTCTTAAAAACTTTATTCTTTTGAGTACCGGCTTCAGTACGATAAAGGAATTGGGGAGCTTCTGGCATGGGCGGATATTGTATATGGTGGAAAGATGATTGAATGGATTCTTGGACATTTAGTTCCGACGAAAGGACCATGGGCCATAAGCTTTATAATTTTCTTCTGTTGGGTGGCTGTAATCCCCATAATTATTGCGGTCCTTTTTGTGAGTTGGGTGTTTGGGGTAATAAGATGAAAGGCATCTGCTTTAACGCAGGCGGCGGAATAGGCGACATTTTGCGGGTATTACTTACCCCAGACGTCGGCCGGGCATGGTGTCAGCCGTATTGGGGCCAAATAGCGCAGTGGAAGAAGGATAACCCCGATAGAAAGATAAGGCTTGTGCTTGCCTCGCATAACCCGGCCGCAAAGCAATTATTCGAGCTTTACGATTGGGTTGATGAGCTTATTGATATACCGTGGGAAAATGACGGTACAGTCCTGCCACCGCGATACGCCGGAGATGATTGCGAACCAATGCGAGATTATCAAATGAAGGAACTTTGTAAAGGCTACCCGTGGCAGATGCCGGCAATACCAATGACCCCGGAAGAAGAAGCACGATTCAGGCAGATTACAGAAAAGGAATATGTTTTACTTTATCCATTCGGTGGATATGGCGCCCGCCTTGTTTCAGAGAAATATATCCTTTTGATTGAGAAGCTAAAAGCACAGGGATTCCAAGTCGTTATTGTAGGAAATACTTATCAAAGAAATGTGCCTGGAGATAACCGAATAATGAAAGAAGAATTTGGTTACGAAGAATTTGGCGTTATTAATCTTGTTAATAAAGCCAATATTCGGTTGTCAGTAAATCTTACAATGAAAGCGAAGGCATACATCGGGTCCCTTGGGCTGTATATGCACCCGGCATTCGCGAAAAATATACCATCAGTTTGTTTAACCTGTTATGAAATCTGGAACGATAACAATGTTTTAGGCGGCAACCTTTTACGCTGTCAAGCGATGTGGTACATCAATAAATATCTTGAAGAGGCCAATCCTTATGTGAGCCTGGCATGTCTTAACAATGAAAATGACCTGGGTACGCTTTGGGATAAAATAATAAGGCAAATCACAACTGTCAATCACAGCACCTTTGAATATTGGGGTGTGGAAAGGAGGCCGGAAGTCCATGTTTAAAAAAGGCGTGCATTGGGGAGGCAAAGAAGTCAATAAATGCAGAGAGAGGCTTGGCAAATATTGCATCGGATGTGGCGTGGATGTTGGTTGCGGCGGCCAAGAGCCGGATGCTCATTTCTGCAAAGAGAACAAGATAAGCCCTCTGGCGATCGGCGTGGATTTGCAACAGACAAATCTTATAGGAAACGCGGAGAGCCTTCACTGGTTCAAAGACAACACGCTTGATTATGTATTCAGTTCGCATCTCTTAGAGCATTTGTATCATCCGAAAAAGACATTAAAAGAATGGTTTAGAGCTTTAAAAAGGGGTGGTTATCTGGTTTTGTATTTACCGCTCAAAGGAGAATATCCGGCCCCAGGGACGAAGTGGGCGAATCGGGACCATAAATGGGATTTAGATCCTGATATAATATTAAAATGGTTATTTGGACTTGACTATGAAATTATCAAAATTGAGTCGCATACAGAGGGTGAAGAATATAGCTTTGATTTTGTTGTGAGGAAAGCTACAAATTAGGAGATAAGACAATGGCAACTTTTGATTATTGCACAGAAGCGGAAGTAAGGCTCACGCTTGGTGGGGCCTCCGAGCAAGAAGTTCCTTCGGCACAGCTTGCCCCGGCGATAGTGAAGGGAACGGCAGATATAAGAACAGTGCTTCCTTCTGATTTGGTGGATTCTATTGATGACTTAACGATATCAGCAATCCCTATAATAATCAATTCTATCTGTGAGGATTTATCAGCATATTACTTTATGCGCGGTGTTTATAGGCAAAACGACGCCATGCTGTCAGAGTGGATGGATACCTATAAAGCGGCATATCAGAAACTTGAAGACATCAGGGACCACAAAATCACCATTGACGAAATAGCCAGCCAGCAACAGGTATTGTCTTCAACTAATGGTTATCAGCCGACGTTTGATATAGACAACCCGGAGAACTGGGCGCAGGACAAAAACAGGCTGGATGATATCGCAGACGATAGGGCAGACGTATGATAAAGATGGAAGCTACAATTGATGACAGAGTGGTTGTCGCGAAATTCAATCGTATGCAAGGAAAGGCGGTAAATTTACGCCCACCGCTTAAACTTTCAACGATTTACATGTATCGGTCAATCAATAAAAACTTTCAAGCTCAAGGCAGGCCGAAAAAGTGGGCGCCGTTGAAAAGAAGTACAATTGAGAACCGGCGGCGAGGAAAAGGTTCGGGAAGCCCGCAGATTCTTCAAGATACGGGAATATTAAGAATGTCCGTTACGTCGCCGAATGCCAAAGGCGCGATATATCGGCTTTCTAATGCGCGGGTTGAGATGGGTACGAAGCTCATTTATGCTTCGGTTCACCAAAAAGGAAAGACAATCCGGGCACACACGATCGTTCCTAAGAAGAAAAACGCACTCCATTTCTTTATAGGGGGCAAAGAGGTCTTTTGCAAGCGCGCGAATATACCGCCGATTAAAATGCCAAAGCGGGAGTTTTTACTTTTTCAAACGAAGGATAGGAAAGAAATCGGGAATATATTCGGAAAATATATGGTGAACTAATGGCGACAACAAAACAAGTTTGGGACGCGGTAAAGGGAATCCTTGAGGCAGATGTAACGCTCAAGGCTTACGTCAAGAACCTAATCGGCAGTCCGGCCGAAGGAGTATGGGAAGGCGAAAGAGAGCTGGCGAACGTGCCGACAACGATGTTTCCTTGTGTTATGATGGGCGACTGGGGATATTCGGAACCACCCTATGAATCGGGGTTTAATAAAGGGCTTTTGGTAATTCCCATTTTCGGTGTGATTACGAATCTTGATGTTACGGTTCAGATATGGAGCGATAGTCCAAAAGGGATAGGCAATTTCAAGTCTGATGTGAGGAATGCTTTATATGCGGAGTATCCAAATCTTGGAAGGGAAGACGTTGAAACTTTTTCAATAGCGTTAGACCCCGATTATGTCGGCTATCCGTCAAGAGCGTTTAAATTGGATATGACAATCGAGTATCAGGTGGCAATCTAAAAAGGAGGGGTATTATGGAGATAGCAAAGGATTGTAAGTTGTGCACAGCGGTCTTTGACCTTCAGCACAGACCGGAGGGGATCCTCTTTGACAACTGGCAGGTCTTGATTATGACCTGTCTGATATGCAAAGACCCCATCATGATTCTGAAGAGAGGGCATATCGCAAAAGTGGAAGTTGATGAGTTGGTCCCGCAGGCCATCACTGCTTATTTCTTAGCGATGAGGAAACAGCAGGAAATCAATACTAAATGGAAGGACATCAAGGCAGGGAAGGTACAAATGAAGGATATTGCGCCGACACTCGAAGGTTTTGTGATAGACCTTGATATGAAAGAAAACAAGGCGCATTGGCACTGCCACTTGAGGAAAAAGGTAGCAACGCCTACGAAATAGAGAAAATAGGCGATAAGAAGCGATAAAAAAGGAGGTTATTATGGGCGGTATAGTAGGATCAACGGGAAAATTAAGAATAGGTACTGAGAACGCATTTGGCTCTGGTGGGTATGTGGGCGGCTGGCTTGATATTCCGTTTACTGCTGAAGACTTACATTTGGAAGATGCGATTATTTTTCCAGAAGAAGCGAGGGATGATTATATGCAGCAGACAGATGAGCCAGGCAATCTAAATGCCCGGGGTAGTTTCAGCTTTGGCGTATCACCTGACAACAAGACTATAATTACGACCTGGGGCCTGGCGAGAACATCCAGCGTTTTGACGAGTTCCCTGGCGATTAGAGTAGATAGAAAAAAAGAGGTTGTGCGGTATCGTGGATGTTACATCGATACGCTTACTCTCGCCTGCGGAGGAACGGACCAGAGGCTAATTGCAAACGTAGGTATTGAAGGAAGAGATGAAATTGTTGACGTAGATTGGGATGAGAGCTTCGGGACAAAAACAGCGTTTCATTTCTCGCACGGCGTCTTTTCAATCGGGGGCTCCACGGAATCGCTCATCAGGAGCATGTCAATCACTGTCGCTAATAACAGCGATACGGAAACCTACGGGATAGACCATAAGCTGGTAGAGATACCGCAGCAGAAAAGACTTGTTACAGGAAGTCTCATCTGCACAATGAGCGCCGCGACATATACAGCAGCGTTTAGAGCAGGGGATGATTTGGCTTTTTCGGTGGTGTTCACGCATCCCGACACAAGCACGCTGACGATCACCGTGCCAAAGATGGTGTTGACAGGGACGCCTGTTTCTGTTGATCCAGCAGCGATTATCGCTGTACCACTGAATTTTCAGGCGAGAAAATATCCGCTCGATGCGACTGGATATGACATCGCTATAACCTAAAAAGGGGGTGCAAAGTGGGAAAGTTTTTTAATGATACAGTAGTGGAATACGAGGGTGAGAAGATTACCTTGCGAACACTTGGCAAGGGACAGGCGCAGAAACTTGAATCGATGGAAGAAAACGAAGCCGCTGATTTTGTCTTTAAAAACTCCATTGTAGCGTGGACATATCAAGAGGATGCTTCTGATGCGGTTGCGCCTATTACACCGGAGAATATTAACAAGCTCAACACGGGCGCTTTGAAATTTCTCAATGATAAGCTTATTGAAATCAATCGTTGGGATTCCGCGCCTCCCGAGCCGATATTCAAGGGGAATCTGAAAGTTGAGGATATTCAGGGGATTACCGAGAAATTGAACGAAAGTGTAGGGCTGAATATTGAAGTAATCATCAAGGGGGAATCAAATACAAAAAATTTCAGCTGAGGATGGCTTGTGCGCAAATCAAAGCAGGCCATCCCGTTGAGATACCCGAGGAAGTTGAGCTATGGAGGATGTGTAAAATGTTTCACTGTCTTCCATACCCGGGCAGCTTACTTGAACAGCCTGACCATCTATTACGGTCATTCCAGGTGATTGACTCTATCCTTGGCGGGGAAGAGCAAGCGGCTTTACAGCAGATGTTTGGGGCAATGTTAGGGAGATAATATGGCAGACGAAAAAGTCACGATTATCATCACAGCGAAGGATGCGGCTTCAAGAGCATTAAGGGGTATAACCAACTCCATCCGAAAAGTTGGCGCAACCGCGAAAAAAGCGGCTACAATGGCCATATCTGCCTTTAAGCGGATGATTCTGCCTATAGCTGCAGTAGGAGCCGCCTTTGCAGGCGTAGTCTTCGCTACGGCCAAATTTGAGAAGGTTATGGCCAATGTGTGGACCTTGACCGACATCGGAGTCAAGAAATTCCGTATATTGTCAAAAGGCGTCCTGGAGATGTCCACCAACATCGCTCAAACCGCCGGTGACTTGTCCCGGGGCCTTTATGATATAGTGTCTGCCGGCGTTCCTGTTTCAAAGTCCCTCAAGGTTCTGGAACTTTCCGCAAAGGCCGCGGCCGCTGGTATCTCAGACACTCGAACAGCAGCAAAAGCAGCCCTGGCAACGATTAACGCCTTCCAAATACCCTTAAAAGAATTAGAGCACATTTACGATGTGCAGTTCCTTACGGTCAAAAAAGGTGTATTGACTTATGCGGAGCTTGCCGCTTCGATAGGAATGGTCATCCCGGCCGCTAAAGCCGCGACACAATCGATTGAAGATATGTATGCTTCTGTCGCTTTCCTTACCAAACAGGGGCTTGACGCTTCTATGTCAACGGTTGCTCTCGCTCGTTCATATGAAGTATTGACCAGAACGGAATTCGCTAAGAAATTGAAAAATATGGGAATAAGTGTCTATGATACCACAGGTAATTTTCGTAGATTGCTTGATGTCCTGGGGGATCTTAATAGGCAGATGACAGGCGGCGCAGCAACAAAGGCCGCGCAGATGATAAACGAACTCTTCCCGGAAGCCCGGGCGCGGAGAGCTATTATCGCCCTATTGAAGCAGACTGACACCGTAAAGCAACTTGCAAAGGAAATGACGGAAGGTTCAGGCGCGATGGAAGAGGCGTATAAGAAGCAGGCGCAGACTTTTATGGATCAATTCAATATGATGAAAAACTCCATTATGCTGTTGATTGTCAATCTCGGCGAACCCTTATTGAAGCCGATGAAAGCGGTAGTCAAGAAGATTAAGGAATGGAATGAAGAACTTGGAAAGATAGACTGGGTTAAATTCTGGAAGGATTTCAAAGATAACGGCGTAAAGAAAATAGAAGCGATTAAGGATTTATTCAAACCCAGTGGCGAAATCAACAAGGCAATAGCCGCGTGGATAATATTCTTTAAAGATGCCATTATTGCAGTGTCAAAGGTTGTATGGGGCCCGCTCATCACAGAGTTTAAAGTTGCGATGTTGACTATTAAAGCGGAGATGGACATAAGTGTTGAAAAGATGGTATTCGGAGCATTAAACAAACTACGGAAAATAAGCAATGTCGCAAGAGGAACTATGCTTGAACCCCTTGCTCCAGGAGTAATAAGACGAGAAGAACTTGGAGAACGAGTAAAGGCAGAACGCGAAACTGGAGCCAAAGATTTAGCAACAGCCATCAGCAACTTAAATATTATTCTGAAAACAATAGTAGGGCCTGTAGCAAAGACACAAATAGCAGCTGAAAAGGCAAAAGCAGTAATGGCGCCGGCCAAAAAGCCATACATACCACCTAAGAGTATAATACTAACTGGAGCGGAAGCATTGGCATCAATCGGAGCCGATGCAGACCGATTGTTAGAAACAACGGAGGAAGCGGGGCCGAATTTAATTAAGCAAGGAATTGAACGCGCACGGCTGATGAAAATGATTTATACCAAGTTGGAAGAAATGTTTCAAAAATCATCAGCCGTTGAAGTAACACAGATGCAGGTATTGGAAGCAATGAAACAGTTAGAGATAGACCGTATCAAGCAAATTGACAAACTTCAAGATTTCTACGATAACATGAAAACAACCAATACAGCTGAAGGGAGAGACTAATGGCTTCAAATGGTTCATTTGGCGGAACGGACCTGGGCGATTATTGCTGGATAGTCAATCCTGATATTCAATTCCGGCAGGCCGTTCATGAAATACCAAGAGCCTCCGGTGTTAAGATTCAGGATATGGGCGGTGGGTTGAAGACGCTCCAGGTAAGAGTATATAAGAGCAGCGCAGATAAACCTACATTCATCAGCTATTTCATTGACCTGATTGAAGGATTTGGAAGTGCGGCGGCGGCACTTATCGTTGACAGCGTTAATCTTGGGAGTTTTTATTGCAGAGGAGCATCGCTCCAAGCCGTTACGAAATCATCAGAATATGGCTATCAAACCATAACTTTTTTCAAATCGGTGTAATATGGCTACGATAACAATTAACTTTCCTTCGGATACAGATTATAAAGTCATAAAGCTGACCAAGAACTTCAACGGCTCTTCTATTCTCAAATTTTCCGAGATTAAGCGAGCCGATACCGGAACTATTGTCAATAATGATACGGTAATTTTACAATATGAAGGCACAGAAATATTCCGCGGGAAAATAAAAGACCTGCCATCCAAGATAGGCAGCAGCGAAGACATTATATATACAGTAGTCGATAATTGGGAATGGCTGAATACTCATATCGCGAAAGTCAATGGCACGACTTTAATTGAATATAACAAGGAAGAGGACAGGGCATCCGCGAAAGATTTACACCCGCGCCACGCAACGCCGGCCGAAAGGGGAGCAGCAACATACACGCAGAACAAACTCAGTAGAGTTGATATTGATGAAGATACAATTACGACGGAAGATTGGGTTATCGCTTTTTCAAATAATACGGACTTCACGGTAACCGGATCAGTCTCGGGGAATATCGGATCAGGCGATGTCAGCACGAAATTCGAGGCCGGAGGCATCACGATTGAGATTGCATACTGGACTTTCAACGCGGGATATTTGGAAATCAAGGAGTGGAAATTCAGCACAGAAGCAGACAGTAGAAAAACATTGGGCGAGATTTTCAAAGATATTCTCGATAACGGCACGATTCCGGCCGGAGTAATAGACGCTTATGATTCCACTTCGATTGACTTGATGACAATGAAGCCATTTTATCTTTGCTATGAGGCGCAGTATTACGCTGACCTTTTCCGGTCATTGTTATCTTTGGCCGGGCATTATGCGGCGAGAATTTATTACAGAACAGGGTCAACTGATTACTACCTTGATTTTAGCGACCTTAATTCCTTGACAAGAAAATCAGCATATCTTGGCGAACTTGCCCATCCGATTACTGACCATAATATTGAGCATTTGACTCTTGAACCTACGCTGGCCGGGTGCTTCACGAAAGTTATTATGGAAGGTGAAAAAAAGATAATCCAGCTTGAAGAAACATTGACCGCCGATTGGGATTCCGACCTTGAGGATTCCTGGTCATTAACAAATGCCCGCTTATATCCTGCTTCCTATGGCCTCGTTTTTCGGGCCTTTAAATCCACGCATGCAAATTGGCGATGGAATCAGATATCCGCAAGCGGGGATTTCACAGATGAAAAGCCGAGATTTGAAGTATGGGACGGCGCGAGTGAAGTTGCCCGGGCACGTTTTGCAAGCATAGATTATGTTGTGGGCACGGTATTATTATCTTCGCCACAGTTTAAATACGACGGAGGAAGCCGGACTGCTTATACAATAAAGGCAATCTTTGCGTATGAAGGCGACCCTTTTGTTGTAGAAAGGGAAGCAGCCGGGGGCACGGCTTACGCAACCGGCTGGCGCGGGGAGTTTGGTTTTTATATGGATGACGCGAAACATTATACATACTTTGGAAATGTAATTAGAAACGACACAACGCTCATGCAAGCCGTCGCGGATTCTTTTCTTTCTTTCCGACAAAACGAAAAGGTCAATGGCGCTGTTGATATCGCAGGCTTGGATTTTACATGGGATTTAGGCAAAGGACTGAGTGTAGTTCATTCCGCGGCTGATGTTTGGCTTAACGCCGACATCCCTGTTATTACAGTAGATTATAATTTTATTGCTGATTTAACCACTCTTCAACTGACGACAAATAAATTCTTGGAAGGAATGAAATCCATATTTGATATTTGGAAGGAAATGCAAGGGCGTCAACGCTCGATAAAATTTTCAGAGTGGATTGCTTTATATTCAATGGGTGGTGGTGTAGAACCAGATCCGACAGGAGACGAAAGTCAGTTAGATACAATATGGGTTAAGGTTACTGTTAATGGCGGTGGCGGCGCATATTCAGCGAAGAAGTGCGATCAAGATGGAAGTAATCCTATTGACCCGGTTGTAACCGTATACGAAGCGAGTAACTTCGCGAAAGTGCCGGTTGATTCCGTCGTTTCCGTTTTCTACAACGACACAGATGAAAAATATATATTTGTCTTCCGTCGAGTAGAGAGAATAAAGATAATTAGCGAGACATCTCCTGCGGATGGTTCATACCAGGCGAAATTCTGCACAAGCGATGGCACAGTAATCGCCGGAGATCCGACATTTACAATTTACGATATGAAGGGAAGAACGGGTATCGCAAATGCCAGCATTTTCTTCGGTCAATTTTCCGAGAAGGATGCACGTTGGAATATAAGGGCCAATGGCTTCAGGAAATATACATAGCGCATTGAGGTAATCTATGGCAAGTATACCGAGACAAGAATATACATACACCGACCCCGTACCCTTTGTCCATCCTGATGACGCGGAGCTTCCGTATTATGACCAGTATTTCACTGAGGCGATGGTGCACATCAACGCAGAGGAAACACAACTCGGCATAGCAAATACGTCCTGGTGGAGATACTATATGAACGCCGGAGTAATGGACAGGGAAGCATTGACGCCCCATAATCCTGTTCAGGACGCAGACCTCTTTAACCCGCATGGCGACAGTACACAATTCAACGCCTTCTGGCAGAACTACATTCTCGATATGCGAGAAGCATTTACAAAGACGAACGGTCTATTGGATACCTGGGGAATACCGCTTGCACAATGGCTATGGGATTATAAATATTTTAGGCGAAGTGTCTGGGCACACGATGGCATTAATATCGGGAAAGATGGAGATTTATATGATATAGATTTAGAAGAAATTAGGTTGACGACAACATTTATGGCAGACGCTCATGTTTCAGAGGCTAACCCTAATACGAATTATGGAACTGAAGAAACAATAAATATAGGTATTGATAACGACCCTGCGGAAATCTTGCGGGTTTTTATTAAAACTCCTCAAGATTATACTGATAAAATTTTACATTTTTATACATATGGCCATGGTAAATTTAATGAAGATTGGAGAGTAATTGGAGCATATTCAGTTGATGATACCTTGTGGGGGGCGGATACAATTACCTGGAATAACCAACCCGCAGTAGGCGCACTTCTTGATTCTCAAATTATGGATGATAGTACGAGTTGGTTCACCTTCAATATAGGAAATGCCACCTCAATTTGTTTGAAATTTGTAGATGAGGCATTAATTGCAAGCCCACCACGGCGCTATATTGGTTTTAATCTTATATCGGTAAGTTCGCCACAAGTAGGGCGGCACCCTTATATAACCGAAGTATAAAAAGGAGACAACGATGAATCAGGCAACCCTAACATTAGCAATCGCGGTTTTGGTATTCGTTATCGGCGCTTTGGGATATTTAAAAAAAGCAACAAATGACAAGGCCACTTTTATCGAACTGCAGAGCAAGAAACATTCGGCAATCTATGAAGAAATCAAGACAACCAAAAGCGAGATAGGTATTGAATTTGTGAGAAAAGAAAGATGTGATTTAATAAGCGAGACTATTCAGGCTGATATAAAGGAAATCAAAACTGATGTTAAGACGCTATTAAGAAATGGGTCAAAGGGAGCATAAAAAAGGAGGTGTAGTATGAAGAAGATTAGTTTAATAATAGTATTCCTTATATTGGGATACACTGCTAACTGCCAGGCTTTCTCGTTGCCTTTCTTCGGGGGTAGGAAGCCTTCTGCCGCCACTTTGCAGCTGGAGAAAGAGCATACGACTATCAAAATGCCATTCTTTTTTGAAGACAAAAATGGCAGAGTACAAAAGGCGTATGGCTATTTTGAAAGCAGGCATTATGAGAAAAATAAGAAGGGATCAGAGCCGAGAAAGCTCACGCTTATGGCAAGGTTCGGCGGGTGGATAGCCAAGCTCGGCTTCTTGGCATTTCTCTTGTGGATTTTAGTGCCGACAGGTATCTCAAGTGCCGCGCTTATCTGGTTCGCTAATAGATTCCGCGCGAGGACAAGGGCATTGAAGAGTACAGTATCAGCTATCAAGGCGTCGGGGGCAGTCAGGGAAAATCCAAAGCTACATAACGAATTGATAAAAGCACAGCCCGCTGGTTCAAGTAATGCCAAAATAATTGCTACGCTGAAGTCACAGATTAAGACATAACCTACCCCTACACCCGGGTACAGTCGGCATCCTGCGCCCGGGCCCCGCCAAACTGCTATCAATCTTTTTTTAAATAAACCTTGACAAGTAAGGAGTGCTTTGATATACTTCAAGTAGAATGAAAAACACATTAAAACACTTTAACGCAAAATCAGTAAAGCTCGACGAGGAATTATACAATCTGCTCGTCAAGCTATCCAATAAAGACAACTGCTTTATCAAACATCACCACGATAAAGCAGTCCGAAATTATCTCAAATCAAAAAAGGTATTATGAAATGACCCTTTTAACATCGCCAAAATCTGCAACTAACCAAAAACCTACGAGCGGGTTCGACAGCTGGAGTGCAGATTCCAGGGCGAGCCTTTTCTTATGCCTTGCGGCTCAAGAAATGGTCTGTCGGCCCGCTTATTTTATGGAGGCGAAGAGATGAGGCATTTCGACAAGGATACAGTTACTTTCAAATTGGCGCAAAGGGGTATTAAAATAAAAGAAGGTTATATCGTAATCCCAAAAAATGAATTGGTAGGAATAAAAACTTGGGGAATGATAGACTTTCTCAAGATTCCGTGGCATAGACAATGACCGCAAAAGAAATCCGAGAAGAATACGTCAAGAAGATAATCAGCCCTGAAGACATAATCAAGTGCGGATATATCGCAGTTTGTGAACATAATTTCCGGCGTTACGACAGGTTGGATTGTTTCAATCCATCTTATCTACACGACAACGGGTGTCCGAGAATGGATAGGTTAAAGAAATTACAAAAGGAAGAAAGGAGGAAGTGATGAAAATAGGTGATGATGTAAGGGTGACGGATGATTACGAAGGGGATGGCGATAAGATAAAGAAGGGAATGGAAGGGAAGATTGTGCGTTTTGCTGATATGTGTCCATCTATCGGCATAGAATTTAACGAAAAGTTTGACGGTGGGCACTCTTGTAATAACAGCGGAAAACCTTTCTACTGCTACTATCTCCCCGAAGACTACATCGTGGTAATAGACCCAGACCTCCTCACCCGCATAAACGCCATAGACGAGAACACGACGATAAAGGAGTTGGATGAGATTTTGTGGGAGATGAAAAGCAATCGATGTGTTGTTCTTTTTGAAGGAATGCGGAGTAATTGCGGAAATATACACATTGGGCGAGTAGGGCATAATCCAATCGTTGAGCAGAAAGGCGGAGGGTGTATTGAAAAAACTTTTAACTACTTTAGTTTGTATTCTAAAATCCAAGCTCGCAAAGACGCATACCTTTGGCTCTACAACCACTCCGACAAAAACGCCGAGAAGAAGAAAGAGCTTGAGGGAAAAATAGAAGAACAAGAGAGGTACATAGGAGAACACCAAGACGCAATAGCCAACCTTGAAAAACAACTGGAGGCACTATAATGAGTAAATTCAAGGCAGGGAATAGGGTAAGCGAAAAGAATGACGAAAGCATAGCGACTGTTACAAGGGTAGAGGGCGATGAAATATTCCACATTCACGACGATACATTGGGATATGAAACATCCCATCCTTCCAAAGAATTTACACTCTCCCGAAACCACCTCAACCCAAAAACCCGCAAGGAAGAACTTGAAGCAAGAAAAGAGGAACTTGTAGACCAACGCAACAAGGCGACCAGCGAAATCTATGAAATTAACAAACTCATAGAGGCACTATAATGTTACCAACCGACTCTCAATTAGGCATAGAATGTCATAACCATTGTGAAGCAGAGCCAAGAGATAATGAATGTTCCGAGTGCAGAGAAAGAGTAACAGCCAGAGATTACGACTACGAAGAAAATCTTTGTATTACCTGTAAAGAAATCAAGGACCACGAAGCAGAACTGGAATACAGGGAAACATTGCCACAAAGGATACTTAACCAGGGAGGTGTGTGATGAGTAAGGAAGAAAGCGGGGGAGACATTAGAAGTTTAATTTTATCTGATGCGTCAAAAAAGCAATTTGCTGCTGCTTTGCCGAAGCATCTAACGCCGGATAGGTTTGTGCGGATTGCGCTGACAGCGCTTACCAAGAATCCTAAACTGATGCAATGCACGAAAGCAAGTTTGCTTGCCTGTCTGCTGGACTGTTCGCAACTGGGCCTTGAGCCGGACGGAAGAAAAGCACACCTAATCCCTTATGGTGATAAATGCACCTTGATTATAGATTACAAGGGATTGGTTGATTTGGCGTATCGGCCCGGGAAAATTGCAGACATCCACGCCGATGTTGTTTACGAAAATGATGTCTTTGAATATGAATTTGGAAGCAATAGCAAGCTCATTCATAAGCCGACTATAAAAGAAAGGGGTGCCCCTATTGCCGCGTATTCGTTTGTTAAATTGAAGGATGGGTCAAGTAGCTTTGAAGTGATGAACGAAAAAGAGATAGAAGGAATACACCAACGGTCAAAGGCAGCAAATAACGGCCCATGGGTTACTGACAGGGGCGAAATGACGAAGAAGACAGTATTCCGCAGGCACTCAAAATGGCTACCAGTATCATCTGAATTTCAGGATGCTATCGACAAGGATTACGATTCGTTTCCTGCCCTCGGCAAAACACCGCTACTTACTAACGACTCCTTAATGCCGAAAGCGATTGATGTAGCGGCAGAGCAAAGCAAAGAAAAAGAAGAACCGGCAGTAGAACCAAAAGCAGAACTTGAAAAAGCAACAAAGGAGAATGTCGAGGCGCAGGCCAAAGAGGAAGCAATGCCAGAAGCAACGCCCGAAGAGAAAGCAGTTATCACCGAAGAAGCGCGGGCTACGCTTAACAAACTTCTTGTCAAAATCTACAAGAATAAGGACTACAGCAGGGATGATGCCAAGAAGAGGCTATGCGAGGAATACCAACTTGTAGAGAAAGAGGAAGTAACTCTTATGGTCCCTGACCTCACCAACAATGAAATCCAGGCAGAGATAAAGTATCTTGAGGAAAGCAAGTGAAAATCGGTTACATCGATGAGACGCATAAATACACCATAGACGGAATCGCCGCGCCCTGCGTGTCGAATATATTACAAAGCGTCGGGATAA